ACTCTTCGTTAGTTATGCTAGGGTCTATCTTTACAACCTCTGTAATTGGTACACTCTTTACCTCTCCCCAATAAAAACAATCAGAAAAGTTTGGATCCTCTGTGTAACTGTAAACAACATTAGCTGGATCTACATACTTTGCAACGATACCAGCCCCTGGTTGGAACTCGTGCTTTGCCACACCTATACCTAGTGTAGTTAAGTCATAAAGAATTCTCTTCCTAGTGTCATCGTATTTATTTTCAGCTAAAACAGTATTGATAGCAGCCTCCTCGGCTAGCTCTATTGAAGACTTGTAGTTAAGCTGCATATGTAGCTGAAGCTCCTCATCATTCTCAGGTATCTCTTCTGGAGATGCGCTAAACGCATCCACTCCAAAGTCATCCTTTATTTTAACCAATAAATCCTTAGAGACCATATCAGCCTCCAGGTTATCTTGGTATGAGTTTCTTTTTTCGGCAGACATAGCATCCTGAGCGTAAGCCTTTACCTCAAACATCCTGTCCGACATACCGTTAACTACTATATCAATAAACTTAGGTATAATAGGAACTGGTGTCCAATCTAAGTTCATATATGATAAGTCTCCATCTACAGCAATCTCGTTTTTATATTTCGCAACAGACTGTTCAGCTCTAGCGTACAACCTTAACTTATGGAAAGCATCCCATTGATTATAAAACTTAGACCCACCGTTGTCACGCTTAAACCATTCATACTGAATAGCTTGACCTATTCTTAATCCAAATTCCTTTGTGTTTTTCGTAGAGTCAGGTACGTATTGACTTGGGAAAGTAGACGGGTTGATAGATATTTTTACTTCTTTCATCTAATTATTTCGCTAAATCTTCCTTTATTATTATATCTTGCAAAGTTAATGCTTATTTTTGAATCTTTTTTAATGTCTTGATATGTATGTTTTTGCGTAGCCATAATAGCTAAACCTGAACTAATAGAGGCATCAAACTTTGTTCTATTGTTTATATCAAACCTTGCCCAGTCTTGAAGCGTCCTACTAAAGTACATAGAACCCATCTCGTCACTAGACCTATAGTTACCCTCTGTGTCTAATCCAACACACTTCTCTATATACGTTTCAATAGCAGATGCGTGTGCCTGCTTTACAGCCTCCGAAGTGTTTGGCATACCACCTAACTCTATCTCTGTCTTAGACAGGTTCCTTAATGGTTTATCAGGTCTGTTCATTGAATACTTCCTGTACCCTCTATTCTTAAAGTGATACAAAAGCCTTGGTTTGTTATTCTCAGCAAGTATAGGCATACCATAAAAAACACAAGCCATCAAAACATCCTCAAAAAATATTTCAGCAGTCTGAGGTCTTGCTACATACTCTAAAAAGAATTGATTAACTGGTGCATCGTCCATATGAAACTTAGTAAGTCCGTGTAGTGCTCCATTAGAACCTCCTCCACCTACAGTACCTGATATGTCGTAGCTATCACAACCGAACGCACCAACGTGCTCGTTACCAGGAAACTTCATACCGTTACGTAATTCCATCCTGTTCTGTAGTGACTGATTCGGTATCCAAGATACTAGGAACCTTCCTCTATCGTCAGGAACCCATACAACCTCTGTATCCTTCTTACCATCCTTCCAGTGGAACGAACCCTTAACTAATACCCTGTCTCTTATAAGATTGTCGTTGTAGTCCATCTGTTGGTATATCTTAGTAAGATTAAACAAGGAAGACTTACTCTCATCCCTGAATGCGTGTGACTCTGTCCTAGGGAACTGTCTGTAGAACTCGTTAAGTGCATCTGGGTCATTCTTTAAACTAGAAACCTCATTATCCCAGTAGCTTATAGCTCCTCCCTTTATATAGTCACCGTTCACTCCTTCTATTGGTTTTGAAGGATTATCTAACACAGGGTTACCGTACCTATCTATAAAACCCTCTAGGTTGTATTCCATAGGAACGAAAAGTGAATATAACCCACTTTTAGTTTGACCATTTGCGTTTCTTGTTCTCGGATCTGAATCGTAGTAGAGCTTCTTAAAATTTTCACCACCCTTATCTAAGGCGTTAGATGTAGAACCCATTAAACACTTACCTATAATCCTACTACCTAATCGCAAACAAGTCTTTGTTACACGCCAGTTATTTAGTATGTTATTAGGCTTAATCCATTTTCCTGATTCGTCATGAACAAGTAACTGTAGCTTCTCACCATCGTATGAGTTGTCATCAGTGTTCTTCCAGTCTATTGTTGTGTCAAGACCAGCCATATCATCTGCATCGTCATACATGTTCTTCTTAGTAATCTTAGAAGCAGGAACACGATAAGCTAACTCAGTCTTAGGTTTATCCATACCATCCTGTATAGGCTTGAAGAAGAATGGATAGTTACTAGATATAGGTACAACCTTATCTGTAAACATCTTCTTTGCATCAGAACCTGTTTTAGAAAGTATTCCAATCCTAGAATTTTTTGCGAGTGTTGCTGTATTAACTGTTTCTGCAGAGGACATAAAAGAAAAACCTGAACGCCTTATTTTTAGGTATATCATACCAAAGCATCTAGGGTCAGCCTTACAAGCCTCCCAGAATATAAAGAAAATCCTGTTTGCCTCACGGAAGTCAGGATGACCGACATCAATCTTAGTCCACTGTAAGTACATATAGTGTGTACCAGTAATATATGTAGGATATCCGTTATTATAGAACCAAAAACCTTGTTCCCTTCTATCAAACTCCTCCTCAATATAATCAACCCAGTTGCTCTTAAATTCTTTAGGAGACTGATTCCATTGAAATATTGATTTTATTTTTTGTAGTGTTTTAGGATACTCGAATGGCTCCCAATACTGATCTAAATTCTTGCTACTCCTTTTGTGTACACTGTTAGGCTTAGATGGAAGTGCTATGTTAACACCATTAATATTCCAAATATCACCTATCGTACCATCCTTAGATATAACTACAACGTCATACTTTTCGTCATAACCATAGGAGAATGATCTCGCTTTATTCTTTTTTTTTATTACACCACTAGGTATAACATTATTTAGCTCTTCTTTCAGCAAAACTGTTCATATCTTTAGAGTTCTCAACACTGCTTTCTAGCATAGACCTCTCAGACTCTATTCTGTTTAGAATCTCAAACGCATCGAATATAGCAAGCTTCTTTGATGCAGCAGCATTCTTTAACCTGTCAGCAGCTATATCTGGAGATAGGTCGTCATAATCATTCTTAATAATACCCTCCTTAGCAACCTTTATAAGTTCCCTAACAGCAACCTCAGCCGCCCTTATTATTTCCTTCTTTATTTCTGTTGCATCCATGTTATCCAGTCTGTTCTTACTCTATATAACTTCTCTCCGTCAATATCAAACTCATACTCTGATTCGGGTTTAAATGAAACCCTATCTCCAACATTAACACCGTAAGATGTTAGCGTATTGTTCGTGTACTTAACCTCACCAATCAATGGTTGATTTGTTCCATGACTATGAATATAAAATTCCTCCTTAGGTATTGGCTTTATAAAGCAAAACTCTTCCTTAGACCTCCACACACCATCGTGCTTATACATATAGTACTGATAGTCATCAACAAGGAATAGATCATCCATTAGAAAACTCTTACCACTCTTCTGCCTTCCCTTCATGTCATAGTAGTACTTAAACACGTTATGATGAACAATAAGAGTGTCGCCAGGCTGTATATCTCCAGAATAATTTACAGGAGTAGAAACAACCTCAGCGTATCTGTTTGATACCTTGTGATCTTCTTGAGAGGTGCTTGTTATTAGGTCTATATCACCAATCTTTTTTATATTATCGTACCTGCGACCGTTCAGTGGACGCACAATAAAGTTTGTAGGAGATTTCATTAGAAGTTTATGTTATACTCTATTGATATAGGCATATTCTTATTGAATTGTTTCCATAGGATAACCTCGCCCCTACGCTCTATCCATATACAAAAAGAATCTGACTCTTGAACATATTGAATTAAGTGAATCTTGTATTCACCGTTAAGAACATCTTGTCCGTGTATATAGTGCATGGAGCTAGACTTATAGTCTGATCCTATGGAAATTTTTCTTACATGCAAACCTATACCTTTTCTTCTAACTCTGAGATTTCTCCGTCAGTTAAATTTACAGAAATAGGTCCGTACTCCTCTTCTAGTTCCTTCTGAAACTCTTGCAACTCTGATTGGTTCTTAAAAACCTCACCAACTATTGCAGCCTTCTGAACCTCTAGTCCTCCAATCTGAGCTTGAAGGTTGTTTGATTTACCAACTAATTCTTGCAACTTCTTTAGTTGCTCTTCTTTTATTTTACTCATTTTAATTAAATTTTTATATAGCAAATATACAAATTATTTTTTTTACTCTACAATATCATCTGCCACAGTTAATGTAACCGATACAGGTGTAATCAAAGCGTTAATGTTATTCTCGATACTTTCTTCGATACTAGCAACCTGCTCCTCACCCATAGCTTCTTTAACCCATCCTACAACATCGCTGTGTACTACAGTATCAAAAGCTGTAAAGTTAGATAAATCCTCTGTATTTAAAGACTGTGTCCCTATGTTAGTAGCAGAGTAAGGACTTCCGTTAGCGTCTACTTGGTCAGATGTTCCTGTTACTCTCCAATGCACATTGTACACTACGTCAGACTCTCCTGCGTGTGTTGGGTATGTGTCAACCGTTTTGCAATTCCAATTATATGTTATCATCTTCTTCTGTATTTATTTCTTCTGTTGCTAACCAATCTAATTCTGTTACATCTTCATTAGTAGGTGTAATTTTAGATTTAATACCTTTTTCAATAACTTCATTCATATGTCCTACAGGGTGGTTTGCTTTCGCCCACTCTATAACCATATCTTCAGTTAACGTTTCAATATCAGCAAAATTATCCGCTGATGGTGCAGACACGGGGCAAGCTCCACTAAAGGTATGAGACTCTCCAGATTCTGTGTCAGTTCCTGTGTAATCAAATTTAATGTGTGTAATCACATTAGACAATCCGTCTAGTGTTGGTGCTTTCTTTAAAGCCGTGATTT